GATGAGATTTTTAGCTCTGACGAGATGGCTATGCTAGGCGGCATCATTGGCTACTGGTTCGGTTCTCGTGGATGGTCTAAGAAGTGAGAGTAAGTCAAAAGTGCATTCAGCAGATAAAGCTAGATGAAGGGGTTAAAAACAAACCATACCAGTGTCCAGCCTTACTTTGGACGGTTGGCGTGGGGCATGTTATTGACCCTGCCCATGCTAAAGTTCCATTTGCTGATAGAAAGGCACTACCTATTCCTGACGGTTGGAATAGGGTTCTGAGTGCAGAAGAGATTGATGATATACTACGCAAAGACCTAGCTAGGTTTGAGGCGGGCGTATTGCGTCTCATCAAGGTCAAACTAACACAAGGGCAGTTTGACGCTCTGGTATCATTCTCGTTCAATGTGGGTTTGGGTAACTTACAAAACTCCACCCTTAGAATGAAGCTCAATAGAGAAGACTATGCTGGAGCCGCAGAACAGTTTTTGGTATGGACTAAAGCAGGCGGTAGAGTACTCCCTGGCTTGGTCAAACGAAGAACACATGAGAAAGAAATGTTTGAATCTTAAGATGAAATCACGACTGACATTCTGGACAATTTACCTTTTTGTCATAATATTCATGTACTTAGGCTCGCATACACCCACTTTAGAAAAGTCGGAAGTAGGCATTACGCAGTCCACAATCTACCTCATCAAGCAGTTCGAGGGGTTAAGGCACACTGCATATGATGACGGATTTGGGAATATGACGATTGGTGTAGGGCATTTGATTAAAGCCAGTGAGCCACACCTCCACCATGTAACCCTAAAGATGGATGAAATACAACACCTCTTAAAACAGGATTTAGAGCCCTGTGGGGCGTTTTTAAAAGCGGGGGTAGGCACACCCCTTAACCAGTCCCAATTCGATGCTCTAATGAGCGTTTGCTTCAACATAGGGTTGGATAAATTTAAGGACTCAAAGATTGTTCGTTACCTTAACCAAGGTGAGGTACAAAAAGCGGGGGATGCTATCCTCAATTGGAACAAACCAAGTGTCTTAGAAGCTCGTAGAAAACAAGAAAGAAAGCTATTCTTGTCAAACATTTAAGGGCGAAAAACCCCTAAATTTTGTATAGGTAGTAATAGGAGCTGATCACTCTTTTATAAAAACTTAACCTTAAGGATACATATCATGGAAGGCTTTACCAAACAAAAGAAAATGGACTGCTACAGAGAAGGCGGTCAAGTAGGTTACAAATCACGTAAAAAACATTCAGAAGAAAAAGAAGTATCTACTGATATTGCAAAAGACAAGAAGATTGTAAAGAAAGCCTTTTCAATCCATGATGAGCAAAAACACGAAGGCAAGACAGACTTGTCTAAATTGTGTGGTGGCGGTCGTGCTAAGACCAATGGTACAGTAAAACGCTATAAAGATGGCGGTGCTATTGGTATGAAAAAGACTGCTGGCGACAAAGATAAAATCAAAAAGATTAAACAAGCTAAACCAGAAAAAGAATCTGGATTAGACAGTTTAGTTTCAAAAGGTTCTATGTTCTGCGGTGGCGGTAAGGCGTAACATCATGCCAATCCAATCTAAATCGCAACAAGGTGCTATGTATGCCGCAGCCGCTGGCAAAAGCACTCTTGGCATTCCTAAAAAAGTAGGTAAAGAATTTGTGAAAGCTGGCATGGCATCTAAGAATTTACCTAATAAAGTGCCTAAAAAAGCAGCAGGCAGAGGACGATAAACATGGCCTATAGTGGCACAGTTAACCAAACAAAAATCAATGTAGCCCAACTTATCGAATACGCATTTCGAGAAGCTGGTAAAACTGCGGAAGAACAAACTCCAGAATATATCAACGCTGCTAGACAAGCGTTGTTTTATATTTTGCAATCTTTATCCAACAAAGGTGTTAACCTTTGGGCGATTGAAACTGTTTTGTTAGGAGCTGTTCAAGCTCAAACTGTATTGCCACTTCCTCCTGGCACTGTGAGCATTCTAGCCGCTAACTGGCGTTATGTTCAAACTCCTAGTGTTTCTGGTACTTTGCCAGTTAGCAACGTCACAGTTCCAAACTTATTCAACAACCAAGATTTGACATTGTACGCAACATCTACTTTGGCAGATAACTACTTTGGTTGGACATACACAGATGGTCAAATCATTACTCAAGTAGGCTTTAATGCTTATGTTGCTAGTGGTACTGCAACATACAATTTAGTATTAGAAGCCAGTAATGATGGTGTTACTTGGACAACCAAAAACACATTATCCAACATCACTTTAGCTGACAAAGAATGGTATTACTTCCAGCTAGACCCGACACCAGGATATGTGTACTATCGTTTAAGAAATACAACCGCTGGCGTTACCATGTCTATGCGTAGTATCCAAGCATCTTATATCCAACAAGATATCCCCTTGGCTGCACTGAATCGTGATACTTATTTTGCATTACCGAATAAGCAATTCCAATCACAGCGTTCACTACAATACTGGTACAACAAGGGTGTGGAACAAAGCATGTACTTGTGGCCTATTCCACAAGATAATTTCCAATGTTTCCAAATTGTTATTGAGCGTCAATTGCAGGATGTCGGCACATTGTCAGACGAAATCTATATGCCGAATCGTTGGTTAAATGCTCTTCAATCAATGTTATCTCACAAAGTGGCTATGCAGTTGCCTAATATAGATGGTGGCAGAATCACAATGCTTGAGCGTTTAGCTAAAGAAAATTTCATGGACGCTTCAAATGGTGAAGAAGATAAAGCACCAATTTACTTCCAACCTAACTACTCTTATTACACAAGGTAATCATGGCCGCATATGTAATGACCTACGACAATCTCGTTGCGGATATTATCAAATATTCGGAGCGTGATGACACTGGTTTTATTGACCAGATTCCTATGTTAATTGGTTTGGCAGAGCAAGCAATTGCTGCTGAAGTAAAAACATTGTGGGAATTAAATGTAGTCACAACAACTCTCATTCCAACACAAGGAACGCTGTCTAAACCAGCTCGTTGGCGTAAAACTGTTTCTATGAAAATCAACGGTGAGCCAGTAACACATCGTTCACAAGACTATGTAGCACAAGTGCAATCTGAATATTCCAATGCTCAACCATTGTTTTACGCAGATTACGACTATGACCACTGGGCTTTAGGACCAAAGCCAAATTCTGCATACACTGTAGAAATTATCTATTACAGTCGCATTCAACCATTAGATTCATCTAATCAAGAAAATTTAATTACTAGAGAAGCACCCCAAGCACTATTGTTTGGCACGTTGTTACAGACTCAAGGTTTTTTAAAGAGCCCAGATAAACTACAAATCTGGCAAGGCATGTACGATAAAGCCATGGCTGCTCTGAAAGCTGAAAATGCAAGTCGTAACGTTGACCGTAACACTAGCGTCATGGAGCCATAATGCCAACATTTGTATCACCGTTCACTGGCGACGTAGTACAACCTACCGACGTTAGTTACTTCTCATTATCATTTAGCACTAATCAAACATTGGTGTGGCCGAACTACGCTGTGCCAGGAGCCACAACGGTTCCTGCTGCCCGTGTGATGGATTGCACTCCGTCAACATCTGGGTTGTCTATTCTATTACCAGTTGCAACACAAGGCTCTGTTGGTACTGACATTTTGTTCCGCAACAAGGGAGCTAATGCATTCCTTGTTAAAGATTCCACTGGTGCTAACGCTGTTTCAATTGCAGCTGGTGATTCCTATTACTTCTACCTAACTGACAACTCTACCGCCGCAGGTGTGTGGAGTAACGTTGAGTTTGGTGCTGGTACTTCAGTTGCTGACGCTGCCACATTGGTGGGCAATGGTTTAATTAACATTGGCGGTAAATTAGAAACTTCCACAGATGTAATTGCCGTATCTACAGCACCAACATTCACTGAAAACAGCCGTGCTTTAGCTTACGTTTGGACTAGTGGTTCAGGCACATTTAATCTACCAAACCCAACCACACTGTCTAACGGTTGGTTCATCATGGTGCGTAACGGCGGTACTGGTGCACTTACAATTGACCCGTTCAGTACACAGACAATTGACGGCAACACCAGCTTAATTTTTTACCCGTCTGATTCAGCAACAATTGTGTACGATGAAACCACAGGTAACTTCTTTACAGTCGGACTATCTCGTCAAACCGCTGTAACATACACAGCAGCTACCTATGACGTGGATAGTATTGTTGGCTCAACATTTAGCTTGGTAACATACGCTCCAAACATTCAGACATACGAGGCTTTCTCAGGAACAAGAACAACTAACTTAACGGTTGAACTTCCAGCTATTACTCAGTTGTATGTTGTTAATAACCAAACTGGTTCTAATGCATACAACATTATTATGAAGGTTTCTGGTAGTTTGGGAACCACAGTAACTGTGTCAAATGGTACTTCCACACTTATTTTAAGTGATGGTGTCAACCTATCTATTTTGTCATCTCAGTCTGCTGCGGGTAGTTTCTTAGCAAACGACGGTAGTGCGGCTGCACCAGCTTTCTCATTTACCAGCGACACATCTTCTGGCATGTACTTGGCTAACAATCATGAACTTGGTTTATCCGCTAATGGTGTAGAGATGTTAAACCTAAACGCTACGAACTTATCTAACTTACAATTGTCAACTGACGCACAATTTAATGCGGCTTTGATTGCGGGTGGTACATTCTAATGGCAGAACAAAAGATAGACCAAAATTTAAGCTTGGTTTACACGCTGAATGTTGCGCCTGGCATTAAGCGTGATGGAACAATTTTTGAATCTCGTGAGTTTACTGACGGCACATGGACTAGATTCCAACGTAAGGTGCCACGTAAAATGGGCGGTTACAGACAG